TGCTATGATAGGGCCAACAGCCCCAAGTTATGGTACACCAGGACCAACAGGTTCAGTAAGATATTTTGCTGGCGGCGGTGGCGGCGGCGGTTATAATGGAAAAGGATCTCCAGGAGGACCAGGTGGTGCTGGTGGTGGAGGTACAGGACCTAATGTATATGGTGGTGCGGGAGATCCTGGCACAGTTAATACCGGTGGTGGCGGTGGTGGCGGAAATTGTGGTAATGCCCCAGGAGGACCAGGTGGAGCTGGTGGATCTGGAGTAGTATTGATAAGATATAAATGGCAAAATTAGGATAAGAATATAAAATTATGGCACACTTCGCAAAAATATCAGATACATCTCAAGTTCTCTCAGTTCATGTAGTTAATAATAATGATATACTGAACGCGGAGGGAGTTGAAGATGAATCAATAGGTCAAACATTTTTAGAAAAACATAATAACTGGCCTGCAGACAAATGGATTCAAACATCTTATAATACATATGCTGGTGCTCATAAATTAGGTGGAACACCTTTAAGAGGAAACTATGCAGGTATAGGTGATACTTGGGATGCAGTTAACAATATATTTTATAATCCAAAACCTTATGCAAGTTGGGTTTTAAATACGACAACAGCTACTTGGCATTCACCTATTGGTGATGCTCCTACATTAACAGCAGAACAAATATCTCAAAATGCGGCTATTACTAATTTCTGGCAATATTCTTGGAATGAAGAAGGACAGTCTTGGGACCTAGTAGATAAACTAGCATAATTAATATTGACATTATAATACCATCCTTTATAAAAGGAATTGGTATGCAAAAGAAAGTACTATCAGAAATAGGATTATATAATGGGTTTGTTGATATGCCTAAAGGTTTTGAAATAGACTTAAATAAACTTAACGAAGACACTTTACAATTACAAATTAATAATAAAGAATTTCCTTTTTCAAAAGAGTGGGATAAACTTAATACTTATTTACGAGAACATGTTCATGTAAAATATAATTTTCAATTAATAAATAAAACCTCATGGGGAAATGTTTATAAATCTAAAGAAACCTCTGCGCCTTTTATTAATGTAGATCCAGTCGACCTTAGAAATTCTCCTGATTATACGTTGCTATATGGTGTAAATGTAAAAGATTGCATTGTTAGAATATATTATGATGATAATAGAAGAAAAGGAAGACATTGGGATATGCCTTTAAAAAATAATCAATTTATTATGTTTCCTGCTACGCAAATGTATTGTATTGCCAATTATCAAGAAGATTCTGTTAATTCTATTTTAACCATTACCTATGAATCTAAGTAATTATTTTTGGTATTTTAATTCTGTATTAACTCCTAGATTTTGTGATGAAGTTATTAAATATGCTTTATCAAAAGAAGAAACAATGGCTCTTACGGGGGGTGCTGGCAGAGAAAGAAATTTAAACAAGCAACCTTTAAAAAAAGAAGAAGTTAAAGATATACAGAAAAAAAGAAAATCGGACTTAGTTTGGTTGAATGATAAATGGATTTATAAAGAAATACAACCTTATGTTCATGAAGCAAACAAAGAAGCAGGTTGGAATTTTCAATGGGATTGGTCAGAATCTTGTCAATTTACAAAGTATAAACTTAACCAATATTACGATTGGCATTGTGATAGTTGGGATAAAGTCTATAAAAGCAATGGTCCAGACAATGGGAAGATGAGAAAACTATCTATGACTTGTCAATTAACGGATGGTTCAGAATATGAAGGTGGAGAACTAGAATTTGATTTTAGAAACTATGATCCTCATATGAGAGATGAAAGTAAACATATAAGAAGCGTACCGGAAATATTACCTAAAGGTTCTATTATAGTATTTCCTTCACACTTATGGCATAGAGTTAAACCAGTAACGAAAGGAACAAGATATTCACTTGTCGTATGGCATTTAGGATATCCATTTAAATAATGCAAAAACACGAATATTTTAAAACACCTATATGGACTGAAGAAAGACCAGAGTTTGTTAAATCATTAAACAAAGCTTCCGATAAATATATTAAAGAAGCTAGAAAAAAAGATAAAAAAATAATTAAACAATTTGGAGATTTTGGAACAAGTCATCATTCTACGCCTTTAACATTGGATAATGATTTTATGGATTTAAGAAATTACATTGGTCAAAAGTCTTGGGAATTTTTAGATTATCATGGCTATGATATGAAACAATACACAACCATGTTTTCTGAAATGTGGGTACAAGAATTTTCTAAAAAAGGAGGAGGTCATCATTCAGCACACCTTCATTGGAATCAACACGTCTCAGGTTTTTACTTTTTAAAATGTTCGGAAAAAACTTCTTACCCTATTTTTCATGAACCCAGACCTGGTGCAAGAATTACTAAACTAAGACTGAAGCCAAATTTAAAAGGTATATTTGATGGCACAGAACAAATTCATTACAGACCTCAGCCTGGCACTTTAATTATTTTTCCAGGATATGTAGAACATGAATATGCGGTTGATCATGGTAAAGAACCATTTAGATTTATTCATTGGAATATACAAGCTGTACCAAAAGAGATGGCTAAAGATGTTTAAATTTTTTAACAACGTTGGTATAATTGAAAAAACTCTTTCTAAAGATGTTATAAAAAAATTAAAAACTTGTATTAAAACAACTGAGAAAAGAAAAAATAGCACACAAGTAGCAAATAATAGTAATTCTTTTTTAATAACAGATAAAAAAGATTGGTTTTTTAACACAGTTTTAAATCCTACAATTAAAGAATATACAGATCGGTACACTTTGGCTGCCACTGTGCCTTCGGTAGTTATTGAAAAGGAAGTACCTTATATTTTAAATCGTTTTTGGGTTAACTATCAAAAAAAATATGAATTTAATCCTGTGCATAATCATACTGGAGTTTTTTCTTTTGTGATTTGGTTAAAAATTCCTTCTAGTCATAAAAAAGAATGTGAGCTACCTTTTATAAAACATGCAATTCTTAAACACCCTAATACTTTTCAAATGCTTTTTGTAAATTCTTTAGGAGATATTTCTCAATTAAATTATGATTTAGAACCTGAAGATGAAGGAAAAATGTTATTTTTTTCTTCAAAATATCATCATTGTGTATATCCTTTTTATTTATCAGATGAAGAAAGAATTAGTGTGTCTGGAAATATTGGTTTAGATTTAAAGAGGGGTATATAATTATTGACTTTTAAAAAAAATAAATATTGTATTATCCGTCAAGCAATATCAAAAGACTTAGCAGCTTTTGTTGCTAATTATTTTTTAATGAAAAAACAAGTGTTAGATACTTGTAAACAAGCCAAATATTTTTCACCTTTTGAAACTATATTAGGAACTTATGATGATGACCAAATACCTAATACTTATTCTTGTTACTCGGATATTGCTATGGAAACTTTGTTACTTAAATGTCAACCACAAATGGAGAAAGCAACAGGTCTTAAACTATATCCAGCTTATACTTATGGAAGAATCTATAAAAAAGGTGACGAACTTAAAAGACACAAAGATAGATTTAGTTGTGAGATATCAACTACTATGAATCTTGGTGGTGATGAGTGGCCAATATATTTAGAGCCATCTGGAGAAGTAGATAAAAAAGGAATTAAAGTAGATCTTAAACAAGGAGACATGCTGGTTTATTCTGGCTGTGAGCTAGAGCATTGGAGAAAAAAATTTAAAGGAAAAGAATGTATTCAAGTATTTTTACATTATAATAACCGTAAGACAATGGGAAGCAAAGATAATATGTTTGATAAGCGTCTACATTTAGGTCTTCCATCTTGGTTTAAACGATGATATAATTCTTAGATGGGGACAGTAGATCCACCACATACCCTACTGTCTCCTTTTAAGGATTATATATGCTACAAAAAATTGGTTTTTTACCTGGATTTAATAAACAAGTAACACCTACAGGAGCAGAAGCTCAATGGCAAGAAGGTGAAAATGTTCGTTTTAGATATGGTACTCCTGAAAAAATAGGAGGCTGGTCTCAATTAGGAGATAAATCTTTAACTGGTCCTACTCGAGCCCTTCATCAAATGGTTAATAAATTAGGTATTAAATATTCTATTTTAGGAACCAATAGAATTCTATATGTTTATTCTGGAGGAGTTTATTATGATATTCATCCTTTAGTTAATCCATCAGGTACAGCAATTACCAGCGCCTTTTCTACCACTAACGGTGACACAACGGTTACACTAACTTTTAGTTCTGCCCATAATTTTGTAGCAGGTGATATAATTTTATTTGGAGATAGTTCTACTTTTACTTCAATTACTAATTCTGTTTTTGATGCTACTACTTTTTGTGACAAAAAATTTATGGTGCTATCAGCACCCACTACTACTACTCTTACTATTAATGCAGGAGCAACTGAAACTGCTTCGGGAGCCACAACTTCTGGAGGCATAACTTATTATAGATATTACCACGTAGGTCCAGCTGAGCAGGTTGGAGTTTATGGTTGGGGTATATCTCAGTTTGGTGGTACGGTAACAAACCCACAAACTAATACTTTAGATGGTGCTTTAGGAGATAATGTTTATGGAACAGGTGGATCAGGAACCAGTATTGTTTTAGATTCTATTACAGGATTTCCAACTACAGGCACAAACTATATTCAAGTAGGCACAGAAGAAATTTCTTACACAGGAGTTTCAGGAACCACAACTTTAACAGGGATCACTAGAGCAGTTAGAGGAACTACTAGAGCGGCTCACTCAGACGGAGCAACGGTAACTAATACCAGTGACTATGCTGCGTGGGGTCAAGCTGCAACGACAACGGATAAAGTTGCAGAACCAGGACTTTGGTCATTAGATAATTTAGGAGGTACACTAGTTGCTTTAATTTGTAATGGAGCAGTCTTTGAATGGAACGCTGACGCAACTAATGCAACTTCAACCAGAGCTACTATTATAACAGGAGCACCAACAGCATCTAGAGATATGTTAGTATCCACTCCCGATCGTCACTTAATTTTATTTGGAACAGAAACAACTATTGGAGATACTGACACACAAGATGATATGTTTATAAGATTTTCTTCTCAAGAAGATATAAATACCTGGGCACCAACAGCAACCAATAGTGCTGGTACACAAAGACTGGCCGCCGGATCACGGATCATGGGAGCCACACTTGGTAGAAATGCAATTTATGTTTGGACGGATACGTCTTTATTTACCATGAGGTTTGTTGGTCAACCTTTTACTTTTGCCTATGAACAAGTAGGTACTAACTGTGGTTTGATTGGAAAGAATGCGTCCGTAGAAGTAGACGGAGCAGCTTACTGGATGTCAGACAATGGTTTCTTTAGATTTACTGGTAAACTAGAATCTATGGACTGTCTAGTAGAAGACTATGTTTACGATGATCTTAATACAACTTCTAATCAAATGATTTATTGTGGAGTTAATAATTTGTTTGGAGAGGTAATGTGGTTTTATCCAACAGCCGATTCAAATGTAAATAACAGATGCGTGTTTTATAGTTATCTAGATTCTACCGTAGATAGACCAATATGGTTTACTAATGCAAGTAGTATCTTTCCAAGAACAACCTGGGTTGACTCAGCAGTTTTTGGATTACCTCACGCTACATTTTATGATGCAGATACAGACACTTCTTTTGATGTTACAGGAAATAGTGATGGAATTACTATTTATTATGAACATGAAAAAGGAGTAAATTATATTAAAGGAGGAACAACTTATGCACTTCCTGCTAATATACTATCTGGAGATTTTGATATAACTCAAGATCAACAACGAGGAATTACTTTTAGAGGGGATGGTGAATATATAATGAGGGTTAGTAGATTTTTACCTGACTTTATTTCACAAGCAGGTAATACTGTGGTTCAATTAGATCTAAGAGATTTTCCTAATGAGACAGCAGCAAGTTCTACTTTAGGCCCATTTACTATTACTTCTAGCACTACATATAAATCTTGTAGAGCGAGGGGTAGGTCGGTTGCTTTAAAAATATCTAATACAGCGATAGATTCTAATTGGAAATTAGGTACTTTTAGGTTAGATGTACATGCTGGAGGAAGAAGATAATGCCATTTAAATCAGAAAAGCAAAGACGCTATATGCATGCTAACTTACCCGAGATCGCAAAGAGATGGGAAAGAGATTATGCAGGTGGTGGTATTGCTAGAGTAGGATACCAACAAGGTATGACAGTTGCACCTGTTCCTCCTAATAATATGATATCTAATATGCAAAAAATGAGACCTACGACATTAGGTATTATGACAGGACAATATATGCCAGGAATTAGTCCACACTTTGGAGGATATGGTTCAATTGATCCTTATGGAAATATACAAATGGGTTTAGAAAATCCTGACCAAGACTTTTATCAATCTCCACAAGGACTTGCATTCTTAAGAAATAAAATGGGTAATATGTTTACTGGGGCAAAAGATTTTGCAAGCGGCATATTTTCAGGAGCTAAAAATCAAGGTGGTGCTTTAGTAGGTAATATTATGGGAGCACTTTCTGGAATTCCAGGATTAGGAATGTTATTAGGAAGTATGAGACCAGACAATCCTTATGAAAAATTTCAAAAACAAATGTTTTCAGATATGTATGGTGGATATGATTTTGGTAATAAAGATCCTTTTGGAAAAAATATAAGGTCTCTATTTGGTAACTACGATGTAGTAGAACAATTTGATAAGTTAGCTGGAAGTAAAATTGGACAAAAGTATGGTTACGAAGAAGCTATGGCTGATGGAGAAATTACTGAAGAAGAATTAGCAGAAATGCAAGCTAAAGGATTAAAAGGATGGCAATTAAATAGATTACAAACTTTAGCTGAAGCTAAGAAAAGAGCTATGAATTTTTATAATAAAACAAAAAGACCTCCTGGATTAGATATAACATCACAAAGAATAATTAAACAACCTACTACCACTGGGGGAGGTTCTCCAACACAAATGGCTAAAACTAGACAAAGAGATTTATCAGGAGGTAATCAAAAAAATTTTGGACCTTATCAAGATAGAGCTTCATCTGCAGCTGCAACTAGATCAAAAGATTTAGGAAGTATGCGTGGAGGCGTAGGTAGAGGTCGTAGTCATCATTTTGCTCAAGGAGGATTAGCAAGTCTATGGCAAAAATAGTACAAACATTAACACGAGCAAGCAGAGAATATAGAGAAGACGTAGCTCAATCTTTAGTTAGAGATTTAGATGCTGTCTTAGAAAAATTAAACACTACGTTTCAAGAAGAATTAAAACAGGAAATAGAAGCTAAAAGTTTCTTTATTGAATAATGGCTGTTGTAAATCAATATAAATTTTACGGGAAAACTATAACTGCAGCTGAAACTAATACACTGCTATCACCTGGAGCTACTGAAACTTTAATTATTAAATCATTAAGAGTAACTAACAAATCAGGGTCCAATACACCCACTATAACTATTAAAAATAATGGCTTTGAAATAGTAAATACTCAAACATTATCAACAGGAGCTAGTGTAGAAATTTTAACACTACCTTTAATAGTAGAAGGATCTACTAGTTTAACTGCCATTACTGCAGGGACGGTATCGGATGGTGTAGTGGTAGGCATTAGTTACCTTGATATTAATAAGGAGATAACAACATAATGAAAACAACAATAATAGATGGAAAAGAAATTCCAGTTATAGAACCTGTTAAAATAACTACTAAAATATCTAACTCAAAAACAGGGGAAATATATCAAACTGAGGAGGAGTGGAAAGCTAAAGGTATAGCTGAAGAAGACATTAGGAGAGATGTAAATGTCGTCATGCCAGCACTTGATCTTTTTGCAAAAACCAAGTAAAGTAATAAACTCAGGAAATTTTCACCTGCCTTTAACTTAAACGAGACAAAATTATGGCAATATTTGAAGAAGAACAAATTACAGATACGTTAGAAACCGGCGCACCTTCTATAAAATATGAAGGTAATGAAGGACCTCAAGACCCTAGACAAGAGCAGATGTTAGCTCAATTAAAAGAAGAATACATGCAATATGTATTTGAAATGAGAGAGTTAGAAGAACCTATTCTATCTTTCGAAGAATGGTATCAGATGACTTATGAAGCTAGCAAGATGGGTGTTCAAGCTCCTCAAAACCAAATGATGATGAGAGAACCAGCAGCTTATGGTGGTATCATGGACACTGACTCAGGAAGAAGAACTTATGGTTTAGGAAGTTTCTTTAAAAAGATTACAAGGATTCCAAAAAAAATATTTAAAGGTGCAAAAAAAGCAATTAAAAGTCCAGTAGGTAAAATGGGATTAGCTGCATTACTTGCAGGCCCAGCACTAGGTGCATTGGGTGGTGGAAGTTTAGGTTCTGCACTACCTGGAGGAGCAAGTACACTTGCTACTAAAGTTCCGTGGTATAAAAAAGGAATTATGAAAGGTATTACTAACCTAGCTGGAAAAGCTATTCAAAGCCCAAAAACTTTAGCTAAGATTGGTATCGGTGCAGCAAGTGCACTACCATTATTAGGTATTGGAACTAAAGCTAAACAAGATCAAATAGAAAATTTTAATCAAGATGGAGAATTTGATATTGACTTTGGAGCAATGAGAAAAGCAGCAGCTGGAGTTGATATGGATAACCCATCAGAACTAGCAGCTTTTTATGACACATATGGAGTGACTCCGGGATCGTTATCATTAGGATCTGCAGAGGGTGGAAGAATTGGATACGCTTTAGGATCTAAAGCAGACTTTGCAATAGAAGATGTTATGACTGGTGGAATGGAAGATGAAATCGGTGGTATTACAGGTATCATGAGACAAGCTGATCTTCAACGTAAAGGAAACGTTGGTCAGTTCTATGCGGCTGAAGGTGGAATGCCAATGATGCAAGCTTCTTATGGTTATGACGATGCAATGGGTGAGAGTTGGTCTGAATTTCAACGTCTTAGAAAATTAGGAGAGATACCTTTGGATTTGGAATTTGATGAGTGGTTAGAGATGCAAGATGTTGAAAGACATATGAAACTTCCATCTAAACCAAGAACAATGGCTCAAGAAGGTGGGATCATGGACCTTGGTGGTATGGAAAAAGATTATAGAAATACTGGTGGCTTTGTAGATTTAGGAGCAGAAGAAAAAGCAGATGATGTACCAGCAAGATTAAGTGTAAATGAATTTGTAATGACAGCTGATGCTGTTAGAGGCGCAGGTGATGGAGACAT